GAACTGAAAGCGGCGCGTGAACGGAAAGAGCTCGTCGACTCGAAGGATATCGAGGCGGCGCTCGACAAACAGGCGGCACAGTTGAAAGAGGACTTCGAGCGGCGCTTTGAAGCCGTCTCCGAAGAACTGAACTCGACGAAGGGAAGCCTTCGCGAGGTTTCGGTCACTTCGGTTTTGAAGACCCTCGCGGCCTCGGCCGGCGTTCGCGTCGAGGCCATCGACGACGTCGTGAATACGTTTCAAGGCCAGTTCGAGTCTGTCGGCACTGAACTTGTCCTCCATGAGGACGGGAAGCCGGTGCTTTCCAAGGCGAACGCTGGCGCGAATATGCTCGCGGCCGAGTTCCTCGAAGGACTCGCCACCTCCAAACCGTTCTATTTCGACAGTTCGGGCGGCGGCGGCGGCGAACAAGAGGCTCGACGCACGCAAGGCGGCAAGAGGACGATTTCTCGCGAACAGTGGCAAAGCGGGGAGTTCAACACGGAAATCCGCGAGGGCAAGGTTGTCGTCGAGGGTTACACCGAGGACGTTCAGACCGCCGCCTAACAGCACCTCAGACGTACCCAACGCGGTCGGGCCCGGGGGGCCAGATCAGGAGCCGGGGGCTTCCAGAAGGGGCGTACAAGCCTTTTAAACGCCTATCAAGGGAGAACTCTACCCCGTGGCAAACACCTACACCGCCCTGATTCCGAAGATTCTCACAGAGGCACTCGAGGTGCTCCGTGAGACATGCGCGTCGGTTACCGCCGTCAATTCCAGTTACGAGAGGGACGCACGCAAACCGGGTTCAAGCCTGACCATCCCGGTTCCGGTCGCCCAGACCGCCGCGGCCGTTACGCCCTCGAACACGGCACCGTCGAATACCGACCAGACGCCGACGACCGTAAGTATAGCACTCGATCACTGGTTTAAAACCGATTTCCAAATGAGCGACAAGGACGCCCGGGAAATCGAGAACGGCCAGTACCGCAACACTCAGAGCGCCGAATCGGTGCGTTCCTTGGCGAACCAGCTTGACGCGGACCTTTTCGCCTCGGCGTACGATATGGTCGACAACTCTCAGGGCGTGTACAATCACGTCGTCACCGCCGGAACAACCCCGTTCGGCTCCGCGGCGCTTCTTCAGACCGCGTGGCAGAAGGGAGCCCGCAAGCTCCTGAACCGGGGCCTCGCGCAACCCTCGAACCGATTTGTCGTGGTCGACGAGGACGCCGAAGGGAATCTCGGCTCCTTGGATCAGTTCGTTCTCGCGAACGAGCGCGGCGACCGCGAGGGTATCATCGACGGCGATATCGGGCGCAAGCTCGGCGCGACGTGGCTGATGAATCAGAACGTCCCGACGTTCACCGGCGGCACGCTCACTAATGGAAGCGGCAAACTCGCACTGATAAGCGGCGCTGTCGCCGCCGGGGCTACGACGGCGAATATGGACGAGAGTTCCCTTTCTGGAACTATCGTCAAGGGCGACGTCTTCACGGTGGCCGGCGTTACGGGGTACTTTATCGTAACGAATGGCCCGCTCACCGCGGCCGGTAACGATTTGGACGCCGTGAACTTCTATCCGGCCGCACCGACCGGCGGCTTTGGCGACAACGCTGTGGTGACCTTTGCGGCTGACCACGTCCTGAACCTCGCCTTTCACCGCAACGCTTTCGGTCTGGTTATGGCACCGGCCGAACCGCCGAACGGCTTCACCGGCGGCAACATCGTCGAGCGGCAGACCGACCCTGTAACGGGCGTCACCCTGCAACTCGAAATCTCACGCGAGTACTTTCAGTCGACATGGCGCTTCTCGATGCTGTATGGCGTCGCGTGCGTGAGGCCGGCGCTCGCCTGTCGTATTTTGGGGTAAGCTGGACCGGTAGTCCTCCGCGACCGCGGGGGGTTCCGGCGGTGAGGGGCGAAATGTGGCGCCAACTGAGTAGCTCCTCACCGCTCAACATTCCATTTGAAAGGCCCCCGACAAATGCCGTGGCCGCCAAAGACCGTAACCGTGACCCGCAACGACGACCCGAATACGGTGCGCGTTATCAATGAATCTGATTTTGATACCGCGACCATGACGAAGACCGACGCCGAGCCCGAAAAAAAGAAACGCGGCCGGCCTAAGAAAACCGCCGAGGAGTAACCCGTGACGGCGCTTTATTATTGTTCGGACGGTGACCTCACCGACCAACTGCCCGACGACCTCACCGACTCACCCATCGACACCGCGGCGAAGCGGGATATCAAGCTTCGCACCGCCGCCCGTGCGTGGGTTGACTCGCTTTATCCCGGGGTCGCCCCGTTCGCTGATGTTGGCGGGCAAACGGTCGATTGGCTGGTGAATCAGACCAACCACGCGGCCGGCGACGATGAGGTCACCATCGACGGCGGCACCGGCGACCCTGTCGTCGGGGATTGGTTCCGCGTCGAGCATCAAAATACGTGGTATCAGATATCCGCCTACTCGGCGAACGTGATTACCTACGCCTCGAATCCGCCATACTGGAACGGCGCGGCATACGACGACTTCCCCGACAACGCGAGGATTCACCTCGGGACGCCCGACCTCATTCGCTCGGCGGCGACGTTTTACGCCGTAGGCGTGGGAATCCTCATTCTGCGTCGTAAACCAGACGACACAGCGGCGAAAGCGGCTTTCGACATGGCCGACCGGCTTCTCGGGGCGACAGATGGCATCGCGACGCGGGAACCGTGGCCGTTCAACGCGATTGCCGACGACGCCGGGATTTCACCGACGGTGTTCACCGCCGGCGAGGCGACCCTCCAACGGTAAAGCTGTTTCAATGGTTGCGACTATCCGTTTGGACGACAAAAAACTCCAGCTTGTCCTCGACAAAGTCGAGAATGTTCTCGGCAACGATATACGCCCGGTCTGGCGTGAGTTCGCTCAATACATGCGAACCGTGACAGACAACACCTTCAAGGCGCTTCGACACGGCGGCACTTATCGCGGCGTTCAATGGGACTATTTCGCAGACCAGTACACACGGAAGTCGGACGGCGTCACGGTTCCGGCGTGGGGCGGGGTGCCGAAGGTTCGCGGGCGCGGCGTCGTTCAGGGCCGCAAACGGGCATCAGGGGCCCGTGTAAGTGCGGGCGACTCTATAGTTCAAGATAGCATGGTTCTCCGCGGTGAGGCCGCCCTCGTCCTCACAATGAGCCCCGGCCGGCTCCGCATGGGGACAAACCTGTCTTATGCGAAATACCAAGCTCGGTGGCGACCGTTTCTGTTCTTTACGGAGAAAGACGCGAAAGAGGTTGTGAATATTGCGGTTCGGCGACTTCAACAAGCACTCAAGAGCGGGATATGACAGCGTTCCAAACCGACGATTATTATAATGTCATCGCCGAACACGTTATCGAGACCCTAAAGCTCGACGCGAAACTTGCCGACTCGGGCGCTCTCGACGTGAAGCTTTGGGAACAAGAGTTCCGCGAAGACGCCGGCGAATACAACACGAACGAACTACCAGCGGTCGCGGTCACTTGCGACCTGTCGCAACAAGCCGAGGCGAGCGTCGCCGAGGACAGGCGGGTCTATGTTGTAACTGTGTGGGTCATCACCGACGGCGGGCGAAAGACGAACGTCGAGAAATCGGTGAAAGCTTACGCGGCTCGTATCGAACGTGTAATGCAACAACAACACGCCGGTTCGAAGCAACTCAACGACGTGACGACAGACCTTCTCGAATCCGTAGCGGGTTCGGTTGTCGTCACGCCGCTTGGTTCCGCCATCGGTGGCGGGCCTGTCGGTGAAAGCTTACGCGGCGTCGCGGTTTTGACGTTCGGGGTCTCAATCGACTTCACGATCACCATAGACTGAGAGGAAGAACAATGGCTCTTTCGCGCAACTTCATCTTTCAGGTCGCGTCGGCCGCTAAGGAAACCGCGTACGATACGGCCGCGACCGTCGACAAACGCATTCTCATCAACATCGGCGCTATTCCACAGGAAGCCGTTCAGGTGATTGCGGACGCCGACAAGGTCGGCGGCAACGAGGAAGCTACCGACGCCGTCGTTTTCGCTCAGAGCGTCGCCTTCGACGTCGGAATCGCCCGGGTCAAACCGTTTGCGCTCGGGTTCTTCGGCGCGTTCGGTCTCGGCACAATCGCCTCGACAGAGGCGGATACCTCGTCGGCGGCATCGAAGGTGATTCATCACGCGCTAACGCCGATTGATAACGACGGCGATATGCACAGCTTCACCTTCGAGTCGTGGAAAACGTCCGCGACGAAGACCGAGTTTTCCGGTGGCCTTGTCAGTGGGTTCTCGTTGAGCGTGGACCGCGGCGCGAACCGGATGGTGAACCTCAATGTCAACATCATCGCCTCGGGCACGACGTCGACGGTGGGTGCGGCTATGGCTGAACCGACGGAAACGCAACTCAACGCGGCAAGCGCCGGAATCTGGATTGACGATACCGCCGTTGCCAGCGGGAAAGCGACCGCGTCCTCACGGTCGCAAAACCTCGACACCTCGACGCCCGACCTCGCGAGCCCGACGAACATTTCGGACAGCGTTCGATCAGTGACTTGGGACTTCGACAACGGCGTGAGCCCCGACGACCTCTATCGGGTCGGCGGCGGGAATGTCCTCGCGGTCGGCAAGCGAACGGGGCGCAACCAGACGCTGACCCTCGATTTCGATTACGCCGATGATACGTACATAACAGCCCTGAAGAATCAGACCGAATACGCTTTCGAGCTCATGGTTCGCGGAGCGGAATCGACAGTCGACTCCGGTTATTATCACGGCTTTAATCTGATTTTCCCGGTCATGCAGCTATTGACCGCCGACGTTACCGACGACAATGGCACTCTCGTTCATCGTCTGACGTTCCAAATCATGGACGACGACAGCGGAACTCACAAGTCCGTTTACCTCGACGTCTTCACCGAACACCCCGCTTACATGGCCTAAGCCGGCCGAAGGGAAAAGAACCGATGGCGAAGAAAGAAACCAGCGGCGGCGGCGTATGGACAGCGGCCCACCGCTACGATGACGTATACGAGTGCGACAACGGGCAAGGGATTACCCTGTCGCACTCGCTGAAAGGGCTTCAAGCGGCAAAGGCTCACCTCGAGCTCAAAGGTGACGATTCGGCCACCGCACAGTTGAAGCATGTTGACGCGAAAATTAAGGCCGTCACCGACGCCCCGGCTCCGGTCGTCAAAGATGTGGCAGAGGAAGCCCGACCGGAATAAGCTCGTATCGGTTGAACACCGATACGAGGACGTGTTCGACGTGGTTCTTGAGAAGCCGACCGGCCGGCATCATATTTTCACCTGTCGCCGGTCGTCTCTGGAATCCTCGCTAAGGCTCCTTAGACGGCGTCTACGGAGGGAGACAGGGCCGAGACAGGAAAGTACCCGCCTTGCGGTGTTATGCCACGAGCGAAAGCTTGCGGCCATCGCGGGGCGGTGGAACCCCTCATATCATGGAGGTTTGTGATGCCAGTTAGGTTGAGTGAAGAAATCAAGGTCACCATTCTCATCGGCGACGACGAGGTGACCGCCGTCTTCCCGGGCTACGGTAACACGGAAATGGCGACGGCAATTAAGACGCTCGCGACGGGGCGCATGTCAACCGGCCGCGGTGGCGTAAAAGACAAGACGTACGACGCTCGGATTCGATTTTTCAATACGATGTGTCAGCGCCTCGAAAACGTCGAAGGCGAGGACGGTAAGCCGCTGACCCCTGACACGGAAGGCTGGCGCAACCTAATTCCGGTGAACTGGAAAGCTTCCTTCGCGATTTTCTTCGAGGAGAAGGCGACCCTCACCGACGACGATGTGGGAAACTGAAGCGGGCCGTTCGCTTACACAGAGAGCGAACCCAAGGCGATTGGCCCGAGTGTTACGGCGGCGAATGCGGGTTTGAACCAGAGCGCGAGGGGCCCTGCGAGGAGTGTCCTCTTCTCACCGAGGAATATCAAAAGCTTCAGGTCGACGAGCCCCTTTTTAGTATGGCGATAACCTATCTCGTCGAGCATGAAATAGGGCTCGGACCGCTGACTGAAACGCTTTCATTCAAGGACCGCGAGGCGATAAAGTTCGTTCACGCCTATATGCGAATCCACGACGACGCTTGTCGTGAAGAAATCCGAAGCCTGACGGGGCGGTAAAATGGTCGCGACAACGGTCGACGTAGTAGTCAACGCACGCTGGAAAGGCGATTCGGTAAATCGCGGGACGAAACAAGTCAACCGCGATATGGACCGGCTCAAATCGACCCTTCAGCGAATGGCTCCGATACTTCGCACTATCGGCGCTCTCATGGGCGTCGCCGTCGGAGTTCAGGCTGTGCGACAAGTCGTAGGCATGGCCGACGCTTGGAAAGGCTACCAAAACCGGATAAAGCTGTTTACAAATTCGGCGGAAGAGGCCGCCGCGGTTCAGGAGCGGCTTTTCGGAATCTCACAGCGAACGCGCACCGCGATGGGCTCGACGGTTGAGCTCTATCAGCGTTTCAGTATCGCAAACAAGGAACTCGGGCTCTCACAGGCGGAACTCGGCGGTGTCCTCGAAACCGTCAACCAAGCTCTGATTATCTCGGGCGGCTCCTCGGAGTCGGCGAACGCCGCTGTTATTCAGTTGGGACAGGGGCTCGCCAGCGGCGTTCTCCGCGGCGAAGAACTCAACTCCGTAATGGAACAGGCCCCCCGCCTCGCGATGGCTTTCGCGACCGGCCTTGGCGTCCCCATTGGCAAGCTTCGCGAACTCGGGGCCGAGGGGAAAATTACCGCGCTTCAAATCATCGAAGCGTTGCAATCTCAGGCTCCCGTTGTCGCCGCCGAATACGGCAAAATGGAAATTACCGTAGACGGGGCGTGGACGAAGCTCACCGACGCGGTCGGGCTCTATGTATCGAAGTTCGACGAAGCTATCGGCCTGACCTCGGCGCTCGCCGGGGCCATGTCAGAGGTTGCCGATTCGGTCGCCGCCGCGGCGTCGGCAGAGCCTCGGTACGGCCGGACGGGGGGGCGAAGGCGGGAAACTTGGACCGGCAACGCCCCCGGGGAAAGCGGTATGGGCTCTAAGAAATCAGGGCTCCCCGCCCTCGATTATTTACTTTATGCCGACCTGTCTCCCGACGACCTCGCGCGAGCTCTCGAACTGGCTCAGGGAAGGCTCGGAGAGACGGGTTTCGGCGGCGGGCCCGGGCGGCGAGGAAGAGGCCGACAGCAAAAACAGCTTGACGCAAACGCCCGAGAACGAAGCGTTGCCCTCCAGACGGCGATAACCGCGGAAACCCTTCCTCCTGTCCCAATTTCTTTCCCCGGCGGCGACCCCTTCGGGTTGTCCTCCGAAGAAATGAAAAAATTTAGGTCTATCGGCGGCGGCGGCGGCCCGGGGGCCGGCGCGTCGTTCGGGCGCTTCGCTGGCGGCGGCGGCGGCATGTCTTCAGAGCTTCTGCGCGGCCGCGTAGCCGGCGAAGGGCTCGCCGGCGGCTCAGGCTTCCAGCAAGCTGCGGTATTGCCTGTGGGCGGCCTCGACCAGACCATCGGCGGCGGCCGGGGGACTCCTCAACAGCTTGCGATTCTGCAACGAGGGGAAGAGGCGAGGGCGACAAGCGAGCGCGAGCTTCTCAAAATTCGCCAAAAGTTCGAGGTCGCAAACGCAAAGTTGGTCGACAACGGCGAGGTGTATCTCGACACGTTAAACGACGTTCATAAAGCCGAGCTAAAAGGCTTTGATATCAAAAAGGAAGCGAAAAAACTCGCGGCGGATGACCTGAAGAATGACCGTGAGCTCGCCAAGGCGAACCGCGACCTCGACCGTTTGTTGTTACAGAAGGCCCGTGACGACCATCGGACTTACATGAATGGAATACAAGCGGTCGGGATGGTCGTCACGGCGGTCAACCCTGAGCTTGGCGTCTTCGTGAACGCATTTCAGCAAATGGCGCAAGGCAACATTCTCGGCGGCGTGGTGACGGGTCTCCTCGGTATGGCTTCGGCTATGGGTCTCCTCGGCGACTCGTCGATATCGGCGGCGCAACGGACGCGCGAGCTTGAGGCGGCCCAACGGAAGCACCTCGAGACCCTACAGCAAATCGCGATTGCCGAAGGCGGCGCAGGTGCGGCCGAGGTGAGGACGCTCCAGATGGAAGCGGTACAGCCGCTTCTCGATATGTTCCGCGATATGCAGACAACTGGCGGCTCGGGCTTCGTAGATACTCTGGAAAGATTGATTAAGTTATCGCGATCCGCCGCGATCACCCCAGACTATGGCACATTTATAGAGAACTTAACCGAGGCCGATATACTGTCTCTGGGCCCAGACTTCAAACGTAACCCTGCCCGCACTCAAATGTTGATAGACCTTCAAAGCATGGAGGCCGCGATTGATATCGCTTTCGGCTCAGGGACGACCCTTGAAGATGCGATACGGAATATGTTCACCGTCGAAGACGCCTTCGAGGGCCTCGCGGATAGCGCCGCCTTGGCCGAGGCGGCATTGAAACCACTTCAACGCGCCGTGACGACGACGTTCGACGTGGAGGAAATGAAGCTTCGACGCTCGGCGAGCGCCCAATTCGGCGCGGCTGGCGGCGATATACACGAACAGGCGCGAGTATTCGCACAGCTTAAAACCTCAATAGACGACCTCGCGGTGCGCGAGAGGACGGCGCTTCAAAATCTCAGTGCGACGCCCGGGACCGCGCCCGGGGCCGGGACCGGGGCCGGGACCGCGCCCGTTGCTCCGGCCCCCGTTTCGGGCTCGGACGCCGTTGTTCTCGAATCCGCGCCGCTCGCCGATTACGGCGTTTTCAGTTATGACGATATAATCGACTTCACGGGCTCCATTACGAAGATTGATAAGCCGTGGGCGCACGCGGTGCGGTTCAGGCCCTCAAACCTCGTCATGGGCTTCGGCGTAAGTCACTTCAACCGCGTCGTCGAGTGGTCGGGGAGTGTGACGAAGATTGACAGGCCGTGGGCGCACGCGGTGCGGTTCAACGCCTCGAATCTCGTCGACGCCGAGGGCTTCGGCGTATCGCGCTATGCACAAATCGTTGAGTTTGGCGGCTCGGTAACGAAAATCGACAAGCCGTGGGCGCACGCGGTGCAGTTCAGGAAATCGAACTTGACAACGCCGGGGATGTACGAGGGCTTCGGCGTATCGCGCTATGCACAAATCGTTGAGTTTGGCGGCTCTCCGGTAACGAAGATTAACAAGCCGTGGGCGCACGCCGTCGGCTTCACATCCTCGCTTCTCGTCGAGGGCTTCGGCGTGTCGCACTATGAGCAAATCGTCGCATTTGGGGAGTCCCCCGTGACGAAGATTGATAAGCCGTGGGCGCACGCGGTGAGATTCACGCCCTCAAACCTCGTCGAGGGCTTCGGCATGACCCATTATAATAAGGTTATTGAGTACTCGGGAACTGCGACGAAAATCCCCGTGCCGTGGGGACACGCGGTTGACTTCACCGACAAGATTCAAATAGTGCATTTCGGCCAAATCTTCGACATTATGGCACAGCCTATCGACGTCAACATAAACGAGATCATTCGGGTCGTAGGTTCTCCGAGAAAGCTCTCAGTGGCCGATATCGTCGACCTGAGCGAACTCGAAGGTATCGTCGGGGGTATTGTGGCGCGGGCTTCGCGGAACCGCTCAACGGGCGACACCCGGGAAGAGGCACGAAGTCGGACGCGACAGAGCGGCAAAGAGGGCTCGGATTATTATAAAAACACAGGCTCGGGGATGGGCTGGTAGCCCCCGGGTATAGAAACGGACTGAAAAGAGTATGGCTTCGCTCTGGAACGCGGTTTCCATCGCCGATCATTTGTTCCCCGAGGAACACGGCCAGACCTACCCGATGACCATCGGCCGCACGATGGGCGGTGCGGTGAAGACGGCCGACCTCGGCGACGGCTCGACCGACCATATTGACATGACGATTCGTTATCGTTTGACCGACGCCCATTGGGTTCTTCTCAGAAACTTCATTCAGGACACGGCGAGGTGGGGCTCGGTGGCGTTCACGTTCACCGACTCGAACGGCACCGCGTATACGAACATGCACTATATCAGCGGGCTCGAAAGCTTCCGGCGTAACAATCTGATTTGGACCGGGGCCATCCGTATCGCGAAGGATATGAGCGCGTGAAAACGCTTTCCGCCCGCGCCTTGGCCGAGAAGGTCAAGGACGCGGTTCAAATTGTATGGCTTCTGGAAATCGACGCCGACTCCCCCGACGCGGCTTCGGTAACCCTGTATTATGGCTCGAGGAAGTACACGCTTTCGACGAAGACCTATCTCGATTTCTTCACGCCGAACGGACTTCGCCTCTCGTGGGACCGAATACGAACAGGCGGCGGCCTCGCGAGCGTGGCGACGTTTCAGGCGGCGATAAGAAACGAAACGGTCGAATCGAACGTGACCGACACGTACTTCCTCGAAAACGATGTAATGAGGCTCTATCTCGGCTTTATCGCCGCCGGCGCGGAAAAATCCGACGCGGTGCAAATCGCAAAGTCGTATATCGAAGACACGCCGTTCGACCTCCGCGCATGGCTCCTTGAGGGCATCGACGGCACCGACAAGGACTTCGACGGCTTTCCCCGGGATATCGTCAACCTGATCGACCATCCCGACGCGCCTTATGACGCTTACGGCAAACCAATACCGCTTGTTGTGGGCGACATGAACATCGGGCCGCACGACGACGCCGGCGCGAGCGCCTTCCTCGCGCCATGTCGTCCGACGGACGGCTTCTTGCGGGAATTTACCCCGGGGAAACGGTGCAAGACCTACGGCACCGCTTACCAGTACTACGACAGCGCGATGAGATACGCGGAAGTCGTCAACGCAACTCAGGCCGCCGAGGTTCTGACCGTTACAACCGCCCGACGGAAGATGCGGTTATATCCGGTTCTCCCCGGGGCCGCAAACGACGTGGCGAACTATCCGAAAGTGTTTGACGGCGACGCCACGACCTCGGTTACAGTCGGCGCGGGCGCGAACCTCGACGTCTTCATTGGCGGCGTGCCGAAGCTCGGAACCATTATCTCGGCGCTTGTGCAAATCAACTCGAGCGCCGGCGACAGCTACGGATACGACATTCTCTACTCTGGTTCGAGCATCTTCGCGAACGCTTCGGCCTCGGCCGACACGACGATTCCCCTCACGGACGCGGCGACCGTTCACAACGACGATTGGGATTTCGAGCTTTATGAGGTGCGGATCGCGGGGCACGCCAACAACCCGGGCCTCGAACAGATATATCTCGAAATCACCTACGACGACCAAATGACCGCCGACCGACAAGGGCTTGCAATATCGCAAAAAGTCGTCGGGTGGGAAGACCAGACAGCAAATTACACCGACGGGGCGGTGATAAACAGCGCCGGGGTCGCCTTGGCGACCCCGCCACAAGCCTTGGCCGCCGTCCTCCGAGGAAAGGCCCTTATGGAGCTTGCATTCGCTGACGTCGACTCTACGGCCGTCGGAGTGGCACACACGGCGCGGTCGGATTGGAAGTTCGCCTTCTCCGAGGATAAGAGCGTCGACGATATCGAGTGGCTGAACCGCTATTGCTTCACCGCTGGCCTGCACCTGTTTAAGAGCTTTGAGGGCAAGTGGAAGATGGTCGCGATGGACAAGTCGCGGACCCCCGAACACACCTTCCTTGAGAACTCCCATATCGCGGTGCGGAACCCCGAGGCCCGGGTTCAGGAGTGGGAACCCGACATAACCTTCGGCAAGACGCCGGTTCGGGATATCATCAACGAAGTGGTTTTAAAGTATCGCAAGGACCGCGGGACGGACGAGTACAGCGCCATTGAGATTGCCAGCGGTCGGCACAGGGTTACGGGCACCTGTTCGACGGCTTCTGCCACCTCGCAGCTTACGGACGCCTCGGGGGATTTCATCACCAACGGGGTTGCGGTCGGCGATACGGTGTACGTCGTGGGCGACAAGGATTACACCGTGACCGTCCGCGACAATGCAACCACTTTGACCATGACCGGGGTCGGTGGCGTCAACACGAACGCCGCCGGGACGACGTATTTCCTCGGGCCGAATCTCAAGGGCGAAATGAAACGCTCTCAGCTTCGGTATAAGACGACGAACCCGCTCGGCGAGGAAACGAAGGACTTCCGTAATATCGGCGGCTTCGGTTCTGACCTTATCGCCGACGCCGCCACGGCGGCTCTGTTCATAACTCACCTTGAGGAGTGGCGGTCTGAACGCCGAATGACGATTGAGTTCGCCACCTTCCTCAACGCCATCGACGTTGAGCTCGGCGACGCCGTGTGGTTCGACCATGCATGGCTTCCGATTTCCAAGCGGCCGCCGTCATTCGGCACCACGACGACGTCGGAAACGAACGCCTCGACGGGGTGGGCCAGCGCGGAGAACACTCTATATCGCGCCAACGACTTTGTCCTCGTCAACGACCTCGAGGTCGTCAAGGTGACTTCGGTTTCTTATTCGACAACCGGTATGACCGTAGTCAGGGGCCAGTGCAACACGACGGCCATCGCGCACGCTTCCGGCGTGAGCTTGAAGCGGCTTAATATGGTCAAATGGGAAGTCACCGGCCTTCGTGTCGACGTCGAGAAGTCGCAGATTCGGATCGAGCTTCAGGAAATGCCGCCCTCGTATAAGCCGACCGGTCGTGTTGTCGCCACCGGTTATCCCGTGTATGATTCGGCGACCGCGGCACAGCGGGCGCAATCGGGGTGGGCAACCAAGTTGTCGGGTCGCGTCGAGGAAAATGATATCTACTCGTCGATTTCGTGGGTGGGACCGGACACAGGGACGTATTAAAAACAGGAGAGAATTTGCATGGCGAACACGTACACCTACACGGGCCCGGGGACTCGATGGTCTGAGGAAGACCCGACGGCAGAGGACTATCTCAATGTTAGCCGTATAAACGCCGACCATCTCCACGAGGCGCTGAACATTATCCTCGACAGCGCTGCGGCGACGGGGCTGAAAACCTTAGTCCAGCCGCTTACGGTGGGGGTAAACGACGCCGGCCATGACGTCAAATTCTTTGGCAACACTGCTGGCAAGTTCATGCTCTGGGACACGTCTGACGACAAGCTAATCGTCATCGGTGAGATTACGGTGGGCGTAAACGACGCCGGCCACGACGTGAAATTCTTCGGCGATACGGCAAGTAAGTACATGCTTTGGGACACGAGCGCCGACAAGCTGATGATCGAAGGCAACGTCGAGGTGACCGGTACGGCGACAGGGTTCGCCACGCCGCCGGCTGCTGGCGATGATCTGGTCTGGACATCATCGGTCGAAACGGAAGCCGACGAGAACGCGCAGAAGGTCATCTTCGTTGACCTCGACGACCCGCTTCAGATTTGGGATTACGCCGCGTTCATGCAGCAGATTCAAAACACGTCTTGGCACGACCAGCTTGGCGATCCTCCGGTGCATGGGCTGATGTATATCAACGAGGCGAAAAGTAAAGTCATCTGGTATGACCGTGAGGCGAAGTCGATCTACATGGAGTTTGAACTCGCCACCACATATCTCCTCCGTGGCGGTGTTGGCGACCCTGCCGATCTGCACTTTCTCGATGGTGTTTTGCGGGTGGGACTGTTGAGTAGCTATGGCGTTAGCGAAATTGACTTCCTACGGGACACAGGTGTCTACATCACATCCGCTGGTGACGCGTATGGCCGTGGAAACATTGCCGACCGAAACACTGACACGTCGAAGAACCTCACCCAATGGACTGCATACTCAGGTCGGCCCACACCAGTTGGCCTCGTCAACAACACCGTCAACAGGGTCGCCGCCGTGCGTGATCCTTCCCTGACGGACGAGTTCAACAGGCCGAAGCACTGGTGGGTGGCGGCCACTGACGGGGGACTGAGCGCATACAGTCCCGTCGCTGATGCGATTTATGACGGTGCGGTAGCTGACGACATTGATTTCCTCGACGTGACGCACGACGGACAAATGGCATGGGTGCGAGACCAAGCGACAAAAGACTACACCTATATTCGGAATTCTATTTTTACAATCAACGCAGACGGTTGGTGGTCCAATACTGGATACTTCCTCGACAATGAGGATTCAGATGCGCAATTGCTCGCGTGGGGTAACTCAGTGGTTCACGGGCCCGTCAAAGCGCTTCCCGGCACGTCGTGGGCAGGAGAAGGCGAGCGCCAAGTGTGGCTCGGTTCGGCGGATAGTGGTATCTACATCTCACATTTGCCATCATCGGGATACGCTGCCAATGGCGCGCTCATCCGCCTCCACGAAGATTACGCCAGTCCCTACATGAAGGGCGACAT